CGCGCCATCGGCAAATTCCAAGCCGTCAACGAAGTTTGTTTGAACCAAACGGTGATTACATGGCGGCCGGATAGCGCGGATTTTTGCGACGGCGCGGCGAACATTCCGGTGCGCCCGGTGCAAAGTTTCACCGCCACCGCCGACCCGGATGCAACGGACGTGGCCGCCAATTATTCGGTGGCACTGAAATGGGACAGCGTTCACGGCGTTCCGATCCAAGTGTTGGTTGGTGCGCACGCGGACGGCTTGGCGCTGGCGTTGACGTGTGGGGCGCGAACATTCCCACCGCCCGACACAGCGGCCGGCGCCTTGCCGCCCGATGTGCTTGACGTGGTGTTGCGCCACGCCGCGCATCTGTACGAACACCGCGAAATCTTGATACCCGGCCGTGAATATGTCGCGCCCGATCTGGCAATGGATGCTAGCTGGTGGGCGCCGCGGGCATGAAAACCGTTTATCTGACCCGCGATTATGACTACCGGCCGCACCGCAAGATCACGGTGCGGTTCAAGGCGGGCGTGACCTACTTGCACGTCATCGATGCGGCGGCCAACGCAATCCAGCGCGCCGATGCCGGCGATATTCTCCATCCGGAGCATGTAGAATTTAACCAGGCGGTGGACGCCGCGCACGTCTGGAAGCCGCGGCCGTTCCAGCGATGAGCGCCGGCGATCTGCGTTACCGCGTGAAGTTTTCGCAGCGCGACGACGTTGAAGATGAATTCGGCAACGTTTCCACCGGATGGCTGGATCGGTTCACGGTGTGGGGCAACATCACGCCGCGCATCGGCGGCGAAACCGTTGAAGCCGCGCGGTTGGCCGGCCGGCAACCGGTGGTGATCCGCGTGCGGCGATCGCCGGATACCGCGCAAATCCGCACCGACTGGAAAGCCACCAACACCGCGGACGGCATCGAATACAACATTCGCACCGCGGTTGATCCGTACCAGGGCACGGTTGAACATGGCAAATACATGGACATGCTGGCGGAAGCCGGCGTGGCGGTTTGATCGATGCCGGCCGTTGTGCTGACCGCAACCATTCCGGCCGGCGAAAGCCTTTCCAACGCGGTGGATATTTCGGCCGGCACGGTGTTGCGCATACGGATGCCGGACCAATGGACGCCGGCCAATATCAGTTTCCAGATGGCGCCAACCGATACCGCGGCGGATTTCCGCGATCTGTGGATTGATGCCGGCGAAATCCTGTTGCCGGTATTGCCCAATCGCGTGGTGTTGATCCCGGACGCCACCGGCACATTGCGCGAAGGCTTTTTGAAAATCCGATCCGGTACAAGCCAAGCGCCGATCCCGCAAGCGGCCGATCGAACCTTTGAATTGGTGACGTTGCGCTAATGGCCACCAATCAATCGGTTTCAAAATTCCAGCGGGTTCTAAAAGCCTTGCCGGAAGAAGTCCGCGCGCCGATCAAGGAAGAAATATTCCGCCAAGCCGGCGAATTGGCCGAAGCCATGCGGTTTGTGGTGCCGCGTAGCAAGGAAGCCACGCTTTGGCATTCCATCCGGGTTGAACCGTCCAGCCGGAACCCGTTGCGTGCGGTGGTGCGGGCCGGCGGCACCACCACCACGCATCCGTCACCGGCCGGTCCCTACGATTACGCCTTGGCGCAAGAATTCGGCACCGACAAAAACCGGGCGCAACCGTTCTTCTGGCCAACCTATCGGTTCAAGCGCGCCGGCATCCGCCGCGCCATCAAGGCGGAAGCGGTGGCGGCGATAAATAAGTTTGTGCCGCTGACAAACAAATGAGTTTGGCCGATCCGTCACTTGAAATCCAAAAGGCGATTGTTGCGGCGTTGAAAGCCGACGTCGGCGTGAACGCCATCATCGCCGGCCGGATTTATGACGCGGTGCCGATGAACGCGGTGAAGCCTTACGTTTCGTTTGGTCCGTTCGATGTGTTGCCGGACGTGGGTGATTGCATTGATGGCGGTTCGGTGTTCGTCACGCTGGACGGTTGGGCGGCCGGGCCGGACACGGTTGCGGTGAAACGCCTTGGCGTGGCGGTGGCCGCCGCATTGGATGAAGCGCCGCTAAGCCTGGACGCGCCGCAACGGCTTGTTGAAATGACGATCGAACGAACCCAATATTTGCGCGATCCGGACGGCATAACCGCGCACGCCGTCATCACGGTGCGCGCCAATTGCGAACCGATCTAACCGCGGCAGCAAAACCGCAAACCACCGAACCCGCCCTAACCGGCGGGTTTTTTCATGGAGTAAACGACGATGGCAAAGCCTATCACTAGCCGGTCAAGCCAATTCCTTATCAAGCTTGGCGATGGCGGTTCGCCGGAAGTGTTCGCCGCACCGTGCGGCCTGAATTCCAAGGGCATCAACTTCACCAAGGAAATGAACGACATTGCGGTGCCGGATTGCGACGACCCGGAAGCGCCGGCGTGGGCGGAACGCGCGGTCACCGTCATGTCCGCGGAAATTTCCGGCGAAGGCATCCTGTCAATGGGTGACCTTGAAGATTGGATCGACTTCAACGAAAGCACCGCGTCGCGCAACGTTGAAGTGCAGCTTGACGTTGACGCGCCGAACGCCGCGCTTGGCGGCAAGTGGACCGGCAAATTCTTGATGCCGGGTTTCAACGTCACCGCCGAACAGGGCAGCAAGGTTCAGGTCGCGGTGACAATGGCCAGTGACGGCCCGGTGACGTGGGTTCCTAACCCATGAGTGGCGACGGTTCGGTTACGCTCCAATGGGGCGATGGCGAATATCGCTTTCGCCTAGGCATCGGCGAATGGCGTGAATTGCAGGAAAAATGCAACGCCGGCCCGCCGGTGTTGTTTCGCCGCTTGCACAATCAGGAATGGATGATTGACGATATTGTGCATTCATTGCGGCTTGGCTTGATCGGCGGCGGCATGGATGCCACGCGCGCACTAGCCAAGGTTTCCAAACACATCACGCCCGGCAACATCACCGCGCATGCCTTGCCGGCGCTGTTGGTGGTGGGTTCGTCAATTGACGGCAACGTGGCTGATCAAGTGGGAAAAGCCCAAGCCGCGGCGGCGGCGGCGATGGAAGCTTTGACGACGATGGGAAAATCCGATGGTCAAACTACATCGGAAACGCCGCGGCCATCGGATGGTCAATCGAACAACTCAACCGGGCAAGCTTTTGGGAATTCGCGGCCGCCGTTGACGGCTGGAACCGATGCCACGGCAGCGATGCCGATGAACGGCCGGCCGCAATAACACCGGATGAATTTGACCGGATGTTAGAACGTGATGCGCAACGCCAAGTCATGATCGAGGCGCGGAAGCTGGCCAATGGCTGATACCCCGCAATTGATTGTCGCCATATCGGCGCGGCTGGATCAATTTGAAAAGCAACTGAAGGAAGCCGGCCTGATCGCGGAGCGCGAAATCAAAAACATTGAAACCAAGACTTCACAAATCGCGATCGGCAGCGCGATCGGTGTTGGCGCGGTTGAATTGATCAAGGCGGCGTTCAAGGAAATCGCCGCGGAAATTGAAAAGGCGGTGAACCAAATGCTTTCGCTTGGTGCCGCCGCGCGCAAAACCGGACTGGATTTTGAAACTATCCAACGCATCGGCGGTGCGGCGCGTCAAGCCGGCATTGGTGATGCCGATATGTTCAAGGGCTTGGATGCGGCGGCGGCCAAGATGGATGAAATGAACCGCCACACCACGCGGCTTTCGGAATTCCTGGATCAAAACAATATCAAATACAAAGAACAGAACGGCCTTGTGGTTGACGTCAACAAGGGGTTGGAGCTTGCCGCCACGTTGATGGGCCGGGCCGGCTCTGAGTTTGAAAAAATCGAAATCGCCAGAATGTTCGGCTTGACCGAACAATGGGTCAGTGTCTTGGGCGATGGTGTTGCCAAATTCCGCGAAATGAAAGGCGCGGCCGCCAACGTGAACAGCGATATTCAGGCGATGGTTGCGCACATGACGGCAATCCGCAATTTGTCGAACACGCTATCGGCACTGTTTGCCGGTTGGGGCACTTCAATCGTTACGTCCGTGTTGCCGGCGCTTGATACTGTTTTTAGTTTGATTGCCCAAATTTCGCAAGCGTTGGCGCGGGTTGCGGCCGGTGGCGTGATGGAAGGTATGGCCACCACGTTGTCCAACGAAATGGGCCGCATTTCGGCCGCGATCAAATCGGCGCGCGTGGAAGCGGAAAGGCTTTCCGTTACTGTCAACAAGCCGGGCGTATCGGGCAACAATTGGTCGCGGCCGATTGAGGAAGGCTTTAGCTCGTTGCAACGGTTTGACGATCAATTGTCGCGCCACATCGGATTGCTGCAAGCCGAAGCCGCGGCTGTTGGCAAAACCGTGGGCGAACGCGAAGCCTTGCGCGCCACCGCGTTGTTGGAGGAAGCCGCGCGGCGCGACGGCTTGACGGTTGAACAGGCGTTGACCGCGGAGCGGCAAAAGCAAATCGAATTGGCCAAACAGGCGGCACAACAAAACGCGGTGACCGCGGCAAACTTCAACCAGCTTACATCGGCATCGCGCGAATTGGGTTCGGCGTTGTCCAATGCGTTTGCCGATGCGGTGCTGGAAGGCAAAAAACTTAATGACGTGTTTAAGGATTTGACCAAGACGTTAGCGCGGGCGGCGATCAATCGCGCGTTTGGCATGTTGTTTGACCCGGCGGCCGGCGGCGGCGGTTCGGCGTTCATGAAACTGTTTGGCCGGCAAGCCGGCGGGCCGGTGTCGGGCGGCACGCCTTACTTGGTAGGCGAACGCGGGCCGGAATTGTTCGTGCCGAACAGTGGCGGCATGGTGTTACCGAACAGCGTGACCAAGGGCGGGCTTGGTGGCAACACGTTTGCGCCAATCACCAACATCGATGCGCGCGGCTCAACCATGTCGGAGCAAGCATTCCGCGCCATCATCGCGGAAAACAATCGCCGCTTGGCGCGCGACATTGCGCGGGCGGCGCCGGCGCGGCAATCCCGGTTCGCCTTGTTGGGAACGTGACCGGTGTTGGAATTTCCGCATGAACTGTTGCGCGAAACCGTCACCGAACGGCCGCGGCTGGTTGGCGCGGTACGAACCGGCGGGCGCACCGCATCCGGCGTTGTCACCGCATCGCGCGCCGATGGCGGCGGGCTTTGGGCTTATGGCCTGCAAGCCATCGTCATAAACAAAAGCTATTTGGTGCGGTGGTTTGAAATGTTCCTAACGTTGATGGCGGAAGGCGCGCGGCCGATCATTGTACCGATCTGCAATCACAATTACGCGCCGTTACCGGACGAACCCGGCACCGGTCACATTGACGTGCCGCATTCGCCGGATGACACGCCATTTTCCGATGATGCGCTTTATCATCAACATTATGTGGTGGATGCCTTTATCAATCCGCCGGCGCCGTTGCGCGCCACGACCATCTATATGAATGTTTTGCATTCCGGCCCGTTTCTTGGCGGCGAATTGTTTTCTATTGAGCATCTGACAATGGGTTGGCGTTTTTATCGCGTGGTGGGCATTACGCCGGTTAGTCCCACAACGCCGAATTACTATGCCGTGCAAATTGAACCGCCGTTGCGCGAAGCCATCAACGCCGGCGTGGCCGCCGATTTCAACAAACCGCGTTGCGTGATGCAACTTGCGGCTCCGTCATCGCTTGAACTTCAAATGCGACGGTTCGGCCGGCCAACCCTGCAATTCATCGAAAGCTTTATGCCGCTGGCATGACCTTGAACCCGGCGGAATTCATGTGGCTTGGTTCCGGCCTGCCACGGCTTGGCTTGTTCTTTCACTTGGCTTGCGTGCCGCCGGTGCGGTTGTGGCTTGGTGTCGGTGCGATCCAACCCGGCGCCAACACGGTTGATGCGGCCGGCGCGACCTATCGCGGCGCGGGCGAATTGCTTGACCTGCCATCGTTCTCACACTTGTTCGACGGCACCGCCGACCGGGTTGAATTCGGGTTGTCCGGCGTGCCGGAAAGCGTGTTTGCCGAAATCGCGCCGGCCATTGCCGAACAGCAAGCCGCAATTCAGGGCCGGCCGGTTTATGCCGGATGGGCGGCGATGGATTACGCTTGGCAATTGGTTGGCCCGATCCATTGGGAATGGTTCGGCTTTGCCGATTTGATCCGCGCCGCGCACAACGCCGGCGGTGCCGCCACCGATCCCGGCACCGCGGTGTTGACGCTATCGTGCGGCGACTGGATGACCGGCCGGCGCCGCGCCGGCTTGTCGTTTATGACCGACCCGGACCAACGTCGGCGCGCGGCCGAACTCAACCCGGAATTGGCACCCGATCGGTTCTGTGAACGGGTTGGGCTTTATCATCAAGGCGCCGAAAAGCGATGGCCGCCATCTTAGACGCCTTGGATTTGTTTTTGGCCGATGCGCGGCAACGCCATTGGGATTGGGCAAGTGTTAATTGCGCGTTGTGGGTTGCCGATTGGGTGGAATGCGCCACCGGCATTGATCCGGCACACGATTGGCGCGGCCGCGGCAACGATGCGGACGATTGGAAAGCCGCTTTGGATGACGCCGGCGGCTTCATGCCGATCATTGGTGAAGCGATGGATGCCGGGTTTGACCGCACGCAATCACCGCAGCGCGGCGACGTGGGGATTATTTCGGTGCCTGTGTCGCGATGCGATCGCATGCCGGTGGTGGGAGTGGTGGCCGGCATCTGTGCCGCGCCATCGATGATGAATGAACGCCCGGTGTTCGTTGCGCGATCGATCCGCGCGCTTTGCTTTGACCGGTTTCCGCTGGTCACGGCTTGGGAAGTGAAGTGCAAAACGATCCAATCCTAACGCCGATCTTTGTGGCCGGCATTGATCTGGCATTGACCGGCGGCGCCGGTGCGGTCACCGCCGGCACCGCGATCGGCATCGGTGGCGTTACCTTCACGGTTGGCAATGTCGCCACCGTGCTGGCGGCGGCTACTGTGATTGCCGGCACGGTGGCGCTGAACTACGCCTTGCAACCAAATGCACCGAAAGCCGAACAAGGCACCATCCCATTGCGACAAACCATTCCGCCGCGCATCGTTGGTTATGGCGAAGTGCGCGTGGCCGGCAATTATGTTTGCTATGAAGCTAACGGCGCTTACTCGTATGACATTCTGGCGCTTTGCCAAGGGCCATCCGGCGGCTTCAAGCAAGTCTATATCGATGACGAACTGGTAACGGTGAACCCAACAAATGGTCAGTGTTTCCCATATCCGTTTTGCTACGTGACTGGCGGCATTGGCTACCGCGATGGCCAAGCCTTCACTAACAGTTTATTCGCCGCGGTGTGGACGCCGGACCACCGCGGCGCCCGCGTGGTGCAATTGGTGTTGGTTTCCGTTGCCACGCCACAAGCACAATTCCTAACCTATTTTCCGCACGGCTTGCCGAAGCCAAGCGCGGCGGTGTTTTTGCCGTGTTGGGATTTCCGCGCACCGGGCCAAACGGCCGACAATCCAGACACGTGGTGGTTTGGCTATCCGCAATGGGACATTGGTGCTGATTACGAAGCCGGCGCCCGCGTGTTGTGGGGCGGCGTTGTAATTCCCGGCGTTGGGCATCCTAGCGGCGGCGGCATGTTGTGGCTTTGCGTGCAAGACAACACCGGCCAAACGCCGGGCGTTGATGCGCGCTATTGGGCTGCGGTTTGGAAAAATCCGGTTCTGCAGGCGGTGACTTATCTAACGTCACAAGATCACGGCATGGGCTTGCCGATCGATCGGCTGATAACGCCGGCGCTTGCGGCGCTGACCGCGCAAGCCGCCAAGTGTGATGAACCGGTGCAACGCGGCGATGGTGCCTTTGAAGCGCGCTACGCTTCCAATCCGTGGTTCAAGCTGGAAACCGAACCGACCGAAATCCTAGGACAAATCCTTGGCGCCTGCGAT